GCTCGTGGAACGCCAGGGCTTTACGATGCTGCGACCGTCAAGTGGAAGGACCGCAACGGCCGGCTCGACGACAGCGCGCTCGCAACCGTCGTCCAAAAATCCTACAAGGAAGGCCAAATTGCCTTCGCCTCGGACAATATCGACTTCGCCCACGAGGACGAAGAGGTAACCCCGCTCGATATCCATACCGAAATCCGCACCCGGCTGCAGGTCCGTCGCGGTCTATCCTATGCCACGCTGACCCCGCTGCTCGGCTGGACCCCGCTGATGGTCCGGTTCCTGCGCGAGCCGGCGCCCAACCGCCACGCGACCAAGATGGGGCTCTATGACTGCTTCAAGGGCTATGACCCGACGAAGCCTTGGCACGGGCACTACCAATCGAAAGAGCACGTTGACGCGATTATCGCCGGGTTCCCGGAGCATCTCCGCGACACCAAGGCGTGGGGTGACCCGGCGGTGGGCGAGGGCAAGGTTTTCCTTACCCCCGAGGGCCACTACAAGATCGACCGGCACGGGCTCGCCATCCCGCCGTGGTGGCGCAAGCTCTGGGGGCTCGACTTTGGCGGCGCCGGGCAAGCCTCGCACCCCTTCGCCGCGGTGCTGATCGCCTATGACCTCGACCACGACATCGTTTATCTGCTGCACGCGCTCAAGATGCAGGGCATGACGGTGATGCAGCACGTCCCGAAGATCCGCGAAATCGCGCAATTGCCGCCGGTCTGCTGGCCGCACGACGGCAACGAGAAGGACGGGCGCTCGGGCTCGGGCCAGCGGCTCGCCGATCTCTATGCGCATCCGATGCCGGGGATGCCGGGGCTCAACATGCTGCCCGAGCACGCGACCTGGCCGACCGGCGGGTTCTCGACCCAGGCGGCGGTGGACGAGCTGGACACCCGGATGCAGACCGGGCGGTTCAAGGCGTTCGCTGATCAGATCGAGTTTTTCGAGGAGGCCCGGCAGTACCACCGCGAGAAGATGCAGATCGTCAAGGAGAATGACGACATCCTCTCGGCGCTCTTCAAATGCCTGATGATGCTGCGCGAGGCCCGGCCGGGGCCGCTAAACCCCGAGATGCGCGGCAAGTATGCCCAGCGGGAAGACCGGTGGTGGGAGCCGCAGCAGGAAACGATGGATATCGACCCGTTTACCGGCGCTCCGGTCGCGCGGCTTGACAACGAGCGCGACCCGTGGTAAAAGCGGAAAATTCCGTTCTCTATGAGGTGTCGGCAACCGGCTGATGTCTACCACGGTCGATTACATCTACTATGGCCAGGAGGAGGATCGGAAGGCTTACGCCGCCTTTCTGATGACCTTGTTCCACCAACTGCGCACTCGGCGGGTCAACCACGAGAGCCAGTGGGAGGAGGGGAGCGCTATCGGCTTGCCCGAGTACACGGGCTCGTTCACCTATGGCCGCGTCATCGCGCCGGGGGCCAAGAAGAGCCAGTTCCAGACCAACTCGACGATCCCGATTGCCAACACCCGGTTTGCCTCGATTGTGTCATGGCTGACGACCCCGCAGAACCTGCTGTGGTCGAAGGTCTCCGTTAGTAATCCTTACCTGAAAAAGCAAAAAGGTGTCCGGCCGTATCTGAACGAGGTGACCCGCATCCTGTGGGCGCAGCGTTACCGGATGGAAGCCAACTTCGTCGGCTCGAACGCCCGCAACATGAATGCCTACGGCGTGCTCGGCAACATGGGCATGTTCGTTGACGAGCTGGCGAACTACCTTGACCCGAAGGACCGGGGCATCCGCTACATCTCGACCCCGGTGGGCGAGATTTATCTGATCATCGATCATCAGGGCCGGATCGTCGGGTTTGTTCGCCACTTCCGTCTCAACGCTCAGCAGGCGAAATACCAGTTTCCCGACGAGGAACTCCCGGTGGTCGAGGCTGCACTAAAGACCAGCAGCCAGACCCTCTTCGACTTCCTGCACTTTGTCCGGCCGCGCACCGACTACAACCCTTACGCGCGCCTGTCGAAGAAGGGCAAGAAGTTTTCGAGCGTCTACGTCGCGGTGCAGGACTTCTGCATCTGCGAGGAGGGGCCGGGCTACCGCACCCTCCCGCTCGCTTACAGCCGCTTCTTCCTGGCACCCGAGGAAGATTACGGCCGCGGCCCGCTGCAGCTCTGCCTCGCCTCAGGCAAGACCCTGAATGCCGCCACCCGCGTCTACATGAAGCAGGCGCACCGGGCGGGTGACCCGGCCTATATCGTGGCCGACACCGGGCTCGTCAGCCTCAAGACCCACTCGGGCGCATGGAACGCCGGGCTGATGACCCGCGACGGCAAAAAGCTGATCGACACGCTGCCGTTTGGCGACATCCAGTACAACGAAAAAATGATGGAGATGGAGAAGGACGAGATTGCCAAGTCCTTCCTGCTCGACCTCTTCCGGCAGGTGCTCGATGACCCGAAATCCCTTTCGAACGCCCGCCAGGTGGTGGAGTACGTCAACGAGCGCGGCATCTTCTTATTTCCGCTCCTTGGCCCTATCAATGCTGATTATCTCGGGCCGCTTATTGATCGCGAGCTTGATATTCTGGCCTGGCAGCGAAGGCTGCCCCCAATGCCGCAAGTCATGCGAGAGGCCGGCGGTGAGTACGAGATGGAGTATACGAACCCGCTTGGTCTCGCGATGCGCGGTTCGCAAATCGCTGGGTACATGCGAACGATGGAGGCAGCTGCGGCTGCAATTAAGTCGGGAGCTGATCCCTCCATCTTCGATGTCTTCGACCTCGACGAAGCCCTCCCCGAAATGGGAGAGTGGAACCTAGCGCCGGAGAACTGGTTCGCGAACCCGCAGAAGCTGGCGCAGCGCGCCCAGGCCCGTCAGAAGGCCCAGCAAGACGAGCTAAAGGTCAAGATGATGGCGCCCCAGGCTGCGATCATCAAGGCGCAGGCGATCGCCGCGAAAGCCCAGGCCGGGCAGAATATCGGTGGCACCCTCAGCGGTGTCCCCGAAGGCCAGATGCCAACTGTTCCTGGTGGTGCATGACAGTTCCTCTAATCGGCCAGCGCCCGCCGCGCCTCGTCATCGGCACCCCGACTGGGTTCATGATGCTGGCTGACACCTCGCACTTTATCCAGACGGTCTATGAGCGGATGCGTTCGATTGGGTTTACCGTCGCCTGGGGGCCGGCTGTCGGCACCTATGTCGAGCACAACCAGAACTTCCTTTGCCAAGCTGCTATCGACCAGCACGCCGATGCTCTGCTGCTGATCGACAGCGACATGACCGGCGCCTTTACGGTGCCCGAGCGGTTATACCAGCGGCTGCGCTCCGGCGGCCGTGACATCCTCGGCTGTGATTACCGTTGCCGGGCCGTGCCGCACTTCATGAATGGCAAGAAGCTCGACGGCACGCGCGCCACCGGGGAGGAAACCGGGATCGAGGAGTATGACTTTCTCCCGGCTGGGATGTTGTTGATCGCACGGCGCGCCATCCTCGGCATCGGCTACCCCTGGTTCTTCAACACCTATGGCGAGAAGCGCGGAGACTTCGTCGGCAACGATGTCAACTTCTGTCGCAAGGCCCGCGAGAAGGGGTTCAAAATCTGGTGTGACCACGACCTGTCGAACGAGGTTTTCCACAACATTGTTCAGCCGCTCGCCCGGCAACCGCAGCGATGAAGGTAATCAAGGATCGAGGGCATGGCCTGGCTCCGTTTGAGTTTGATCCGCGCGAGCTACAGCGTGCGTATCGTGACATTGCTCCTCTGGTACTCGCTGATCTCGCTCAGTTGTGTTTTGCTGACGCTCCTACTTTCGATCCTGACCCTCGCGTGGATGCTAAGCATTCTGGTATGCGTGAAGTTTGGCTTCATATCAACAACTACCTTCGGCTCGACTACGAGGCCCTCGAAGCTATCTACGCCGGCCGAGGAAGCCTGCTCGACTACAACGAAGAGGATGAATGATGGCTGACGAGACACCGGCCGCTGCCCCCGAGGGCTGGTGGTCCAAGCTCGACGAGGGCGACCGCTCCTTCGTCACAAATC